CCTGTCCTCTTTTACCCCCCACTTCGCGCATATTTACGGTTCCAGTCCTCCCCCTCGTCGTCGTCTACCACCGGAGTTAGGGGTCCGGCTCTCGCCTCGCCCCCTACCCGTGGGTTGGTATTACCGAACGATCCGGTGCGTACTTACCCTTTACAGGGCGTTCCGCAATGCTTTGGCCAGCTGGTGGCGCTTCTTGTTGTACGCCTTCCTCTTGGCCTTGACCTGAGGATCCTTGTTCCGGAGGACATTGTACTGTTTCCTGTACAACATCTCCTTGAGGATCGACTCACACTCGTCGTATGACAACCCATTCTCCTCGGCCAGCGCGTTGATCTGGTCGGAAGTGTAATGTTTCTTCACATCCACGTTGATTTTTCCGTACTTTGACATAACGTTCTCCTTAGGTTAACTGTTAAACTTCATCCATCTACTAATATTATACGATCAATCTCTTCAAAAAGCAAGGACATCACCTATCTCCCCTCGTCCTCCTTTCTAGGAAATAGGAAAGTTGATAATACGATATACGAAATGAGATAACTCGTGGTCCTCCGGTCCCCTGCTTGGGGGGCCCCACTCGTCATCTGTTACACCGGTCCCCGGTTCACCGTATTTTGGGCAGACGGGGGGCTGGCTGTTATCGCGGACATCCACAGAGTGCATGCGGGGTACTAGATATCCAATCAGACTATTCGAGATTAAGATATTCGAGAAGCGGGCTATTCGAGGAGCTTATGGGCTATTTACCTATTCTAGCCCAGGCGTTGGTATCGAATCGTTCCTTCAGATAGCGAACGATCTCGATCTGGAGAGCGTAGAAGTTCCGCTCATACTCAGTTCGATCATCCCTGAGATATCCTCCGAACTCCTGAAGGATATCATCGAAGGACTTTCCCATAGCTACGCGAAAGCCTATGGTATCGTACCAGTCGGCGAAGTATTTCACTTCATCACACGGCTGATTGAAATGCTCACACATTTCACGATCGATCTTAATGAACGGTTCCGGCTCGCCAGATACTTTACTTACCAGCTGAAAGTAGTTTGGCATAACCTTCTCCTTGTTAGTAATATGGGTTAACAGCTATTCGAGAAGCGGTTAGCTACGCAAGATCTTCCATGATCTTACGCATATGATCGAGAGTTCTTATGAACTCATCGTCTAAACCTTCCATGAAGCAATGTTTCGCCTCAGCCATTAGATATTTCATCCGATTGACAGCGAATACCTCACGGATCATCGTCTTATCCTGCGATGATAGAGGAAGTTCACCTTTCTCACTCAATCTATCAGCGAGATTGGTTAACTGTTCTGCATAAGACATCAACTCATGTCTTAGCTCGCCAGTATTTAGCATGGAGATTTACCTCCTTTCTTAGATTGGCTATTCGAGAGCTGGTTAGTACTACTGAAGCTTCAAGAGCTTCCGAAGCTGATTACGCTTCTGATTGTAAGCCTTACGCTTAGCCTTCACCTTCGGGTCCTTATTGCGCTGAGCAGTGTAGATCTTTCTGTACACCAACTCTTTGGCAATGGACTCAGACTCATCGTAGCTGATACCATTCTCATCAGCGAACTTCTGAATCTGTTCCGAGGAGAAGTAATCGCTAAGCTTGAACTTGATCTGTCCATACTTAGACATAGTGTTCTCCTTTATTGTTAATGGATACGCAGCTGAATACTATCTCGGGGTCCCCCCCAAAACACGGCTACGCAGATACATGTCTTAGTCAGCCCCTCAAAACGTACCATGTTTTCCTAAAGGAACTTTGACTGCAAAGATATTTGGAACTTTGATAACTCGGGCGTTGACTGGCACAAAAAGCTGTGGTATAATAGAAGCTATAACGGGGAGGCAAGAAGCCCTGAAGGAGGTGGCAGGTGTCGTATGCCGTGAAGGAGATCAGGTGGACCGAGTTGATCAGTTGCTTGATCTCTGGTATGAACCTAAAGCAGTGCGCGGAGCATTTGCGGGTGACGCCTTGGACTATTACTCAGGACTGTAAAGACGAGAAGTTTAGGGGTCTGTTGCGAGAACGCAGTGAGGCGGCTTTTCTGCAACTGGACCAGCACTTTATCGAAATGAAGGCTGAGCGCGTGGAGCGCCTGGAAGAGGCCTCTGCCCTTGCCCTCGAGCAAATGATTGAGTTGTGTGAAAGAGGCAGTTCGGAGTCAATTCGTTACAAGGCAGCGCAGGATATCATGGATCGTGACAAAGAGCTCGGGAAGACGAAACGGCCTGAGGGTGGTAGCAGCAACATGCCTAATTTCTTCAACTCGAAGTTTTTGCAGCAAGTGGCGGTAGTCATTAACGAGGAGTCTAGTTGAGTACTCAGATAGCTAGTCCAATAGATCCAGGTGGTCAGATCATTTCTCTTGCCAAGGAAGGCAAGGCAGAAGAGATGTACTCGACTCTAAAGGCGAGATCACTGGGCTCACTCTACTTCTTCTCCAAGATGATATTGGGTTACAGAGATCTAGCCGCGCTCCATGTCGAGTTTTGTGGCAAAATCCAAGAGGACCAATCCCAGAGGAAACGTGGTTACTTGATGCCACGCGGCCATTTCAAGTCTACCATCATCTCGAAAACCTACCCCCTCTGGCGACTCTGCCAGGACCCAGAACAGAGAATCCTGATTGTAGGCGAATCAGACACAGTTGGAGCCAAGAACCTGCGCGATATCAAGTGGAACCTAGTCAATAATCAGGTACTCCAATGGCTGTTCCCCGAGATCATCCCGCCCGACATCAACAAGACCAAGTGGACTGATAATGAAATACTGTTGCCACGCCACCGCTCATACGACGAATCATCTATTACCACGGTAGGTGTAGGAGCCAAGACCACTGGTTTCCACTATGATATCATTATCTACGACGATATGATAGGGGAGAAAGCTGCCAAATCAGCAGCCGAGATGAATTCAGCTATCGAGTGGTTCCAATATGCTCCAGGTCTCCTTAACGATCCTGCTAACGGCGAGGAAATCCTAATCGGAACAAGGTGGAAACATGGTGACGAAGATCTTTATGGCTTTATTATGGAACACCTGCAGCAAGGCGAACTCGAATCTGGGCGTAAGATCGGTTTTAGTTGGTATTGTCGAGCAGCTCTGGAGGATGAAGAAGGCCAACCGGATCGTGAAAACGGTACGCCCATCTTCCCAGAACGCTTCACCAAAGAAACTCTAGAGGAAATTGCGATCCGCGAGGGTGAGTACAAGTTTTCTTGTCAGTACATGAACCAGCCCACTGCCCCTGGTGCCACCGACTTCGACCCTAAATGGATCAAGTATTTCCAGGTGAGTGACGATCGTAAGACCCTAATCACAATGGATGACACTCCGAACATCAGGTTGTCCCAGCTGTACCGAATCACCTTTTACGACCCGAGCTCAGGAGGTTCCTCCGCTAAATGTGAAAACGCAATTATTGCGCTGGGTGGCGACCACTTGCGGCGAATCTTTATCTTACACGCGTGGGGACAAAACACTTCATTGGCCCGTGCCCTGGAAGAGTGGCATCTTATCCACGACCGATTTAACTGTGCAGTGAACTACTACGAAGATGTAGGACCGCAAAAAGCAGTAGAGGATCTCGAACTTGAACGATCAGCTCAACCACTATGTCGTCAGTGTGGGAAAGTTCATAGGAAACTACGTCCTACTCCTTTTAAGCCGCCTACCGGTCAGGGAGAGATGAACAAAGATGAAAGAATTCGATTCTTCGCGCAAACCCCTATGGAAGAGGGACGTGTATACATTCGCTACGGACCTATGGGATCAGCTCTCAAGTTGCAGATTCTTAACTTCCCTTACTCGAAACTCAAAGACCTTATCGACGCGATGGCAAGTGGTATCCACCTCATCAAGTTCCCCAAAAGTGAGGAAGCGATTGCAGAAGAGAAAGAGGCGAATGAGCGCAGAAAAGCTGCAGCGACGCGATCGCGAACCAATACTAAATACAACTATGGGGGTTATGCTTAGAGGTCTCTATGATAAAATTACTACACCTCAGTTTGAGCGACGACAAGATGGGAGAGGTCGCCAACTACCTTCTCGACAAGTTTAGGTTCGCAGTCGACTGTCGCGTTAACCAGGTAGACGATCACTATAAACGATGGCAGGACAACTACTCTGGGAAACCTAAAGAGGAGGTTCGTACCTCGCCTTTCCCTAACGCGTCTAATTTTGTCCCTCAACTGATCCGAATGCATACGGACATCTTATCAGCGAGGATGTGCGGAATCATATTTGCCACTAAACCCTTTTGGCGAGTGAAAACCTGGTTGAAGTCACTCCCTCATGAAGCCATGGATTCTCTTAACGAATGGCTCGAGTACAAGTCGTTCTCCGAGCTCTGTCTGTTCGAGCCCATCGACACTACGATATTTCAGGTAGCCAAGACAGGCACCGTTATTCTTAAAGCACCTTGGGTGGATCGCTCCTTTACCTCCGCCGATGCTGAAGGCAAACTGCGCACTAACAAATGTGAAGGGATGGAGTTGTGTCCAGTAGCCTTCGATGACTTCTACCCTTGGCCGATAACCGCGCGAAACCTTAGCCAGGTGCGAATCAAGTTTCACAAGTTACGATTTGCCAAAGAGGAAGTGGAATGGAGGAAAGCCAATGGAGTTTGGGACCCCAAAGCGGCCGACGCGTTTCTCCAGACGCCATCGCCAGAGACCACTTCGGAGACGAAACGAGAATCTGAGGCGGTTGAGGCGGGAATTACCCTCACCGTCGATGTCGCGCGCCCCTTCAACGCAGTTGAGTGTTGGTTTGAATACCCGCTCGATGGACGTAACAACGCCAAGTTAGTGTTTACCCTCAACCCTCTCCGTAGAGGAAAAGAAGCAGTACTTCGAGCCTACTACAACTTCTATCAAAAAGGCCTCGAGCCGTTTATCGACTTTCGTATCATGCCTCGTGACGACTTGTTCTATGGCTACTCGATCCCAGAGGTACTAGAACAAAGTCAAGAGGAGCAAGCCCAAATCCACAACGCCCGCCGAGACGCGAACACTATCGCCAATGTCCCCGGGTGGAAAAAGCGTATCTATGGTTCGGCTCCAGACCCGTCAGCCGAGTGGTACCCAGGAAAGGTGTTTGATCTGGAGGCTATGGAGGATTTGGAGGCTATCCAGTTTCAAGGCAACTACAACTCGATGATCGAGGAGGAACAATACCTCCTACAACTAACCGAACGTTATACAGGCATTCAAACCCCTATGCAAGGGTTCGGCGCTGGTGCAATGGAAGGCAAACGTGGTATTTACTCGTCACAGGGCACTATGGCTCTGCTGGCTGAAGGCAACAAACGTCTTGACATCTTTAACCGGCGTTTTCGCTTCCCCTTCCATCGCCTCGGTAACTTGATTTTCCATTCATATAAGGACTTTGGCGACAATGCAGATGAAATCGCAGCTTTTGGCAAGAATTCGCAGGCTCTTCAGCAAGTGTTTAACATTCAAGAGCCCGCAAACTACAGAGGTCTCTTCTTCGACATCGGAGCAAGTGACTCAGGCACCAACCGAGAGCTTGATAGGCAGAACCTACTCCTCATGGCGAATACCATGGCGTCGTATTATAGGCAAATCGTGGAGTCTGCTACTCTCTACGCTCAGATTCCTGAAGAGAACCCTCTTCGGCCTATTATTACTGCCGTTCTGGACGGTGCGAAAGATTTGGCGGATCGCCTTCTCTTCGCGTTCGAAATCGGAGATAGAGACCGCCTCTTGCCCGATATGCGAGAGATTCTATCTGGAGGGCTTGGAAGAGAAGGGGCCACTCAGCCACCCGGACTGCCTGAGCCTGAAGAACCTCTTGGAGTCGGACAAGTACAAGATCTTTCAACGCGTCTTGCAGCTTTCTCGGGTGGGCGCGCTTAGAGAGCTAGAAGGAGTTGAGGACCTAAAAGGGTTGTTTCGTATTCAAGGGAGATTGAGGCAGTTGCGCGATATCGCCAATCTTCCCAAAGCTAATGCGAAATGGCTCAATGATTACGAGAAGTTAGAAGCGATGGAGAAACTAAAAGAAAGGGGTAAAACATGGGCAACCCAGCAGCACCGATAGCAGACCCTAATAACAATCCTGCTTCCGGTGATAACAATAACAATTCTACGCCAGCGGAGTTTCGTGTCAAGGATGATAGTCTTCCAGATGACATCCAAGGTATGACAGCTTCAGAGATCGTGGCGTATTATCAGAACAAGGAAAGACAGCTTGCGCAGAGGTATCAAGAGATGATGAACAAGCCACCTGAAAACAATTCGACACCTTCTCCAGATCCAGAAGCCGACACTTCACAGTTCTGGAAAGATCCGTTAAACACGGTGAAGCAAATGGCTGTTTCCCGAGAGGAGTTCAACGCTGCAGCCGAGTCTGTACAAAAGAACTTGGTCAATGTTGCACTTTTAACCATAGCCAATAATCATGCGGACTGGGCGAAGTGGAAAGACAAGGTAACCCAGATCATGCAACCTTTACCAGCCCATCTAAGGGCGGACCCCGAACAATGGGAGATCGCCTACAAGTACGTTAAGGGCGAGCAGTATGACAAAGACGTAGCGGCAGCTCGTATCGAAGGTTCTAATATCAGTTCCGAGCCTGCCAACGAGCCGTCCACCGAACCAATTATGCCTGAGGAACTTACCGCACCGCAGTCTTACGTGGCTCGCGGCCTTGGGCTTTCCGAAGACAAGTTCAAAGAAGGTGTGGCCAATCTGAAACAGGACAAATGGCCCATAACTTTTGATTCACGAAATCCGAGGAGATAACATGGCAGCCGAAGATAAGCAGAGCGTAGTACCCGAAAGTGCTCCGGCAGGTGTTCCGCGAGACCCAGTAGAGCGTAAGGCGTGGTATGATAAGATGCGTCTACGTATGGGTCAATCACGGATCAAAGTAGGCAAAGTACCTGGCGGTATCACAATTTACTGGGCCCGAAAGGATGACGTTTATGAGATGAGCCGTCTTGACTCAATGGGATTTAAAGTAGTCCGCGATGATCCTAAAAATCCTCGCTTCGACTGCCATGGTCTTCGTGAAGATGGTACTTATGTCATGGGTGACGTTATCCTCATGGAAATTTCAACGGAACTCTATGAGTTCTACAAAATGGACAATGCAGACCGAGCGCGCATGTTAGTTGAAGGAGTCCCTCAAGGCTTTATCAACAATGCTGCGAGTCAGGACGTGCCTGCGTTTCCAATTGACGAACACCACAAACGAGTGAGGTAAACATGGCGAGTGCTATTCCTATCACTTTCCGGCGACTGGTGAACGGGGCGGGTATGCCCGAGATCCAGCGCGTTCCGGAAGCCAAGAATGCCACATTCAAGGAAGGAACCCCGATTACCGTTACTGACGGCTATGGCAACAACGCGGCCGAGCAGAATAACAACGCGACTCAGTTTTCGGGGTTCTCAGTCGAATACGGGAAGAACCGTGCTGCAAATGGTACTGCGGAACACTTGTCCTACGGGTCGGTGCGAAATCAGGCCAATGCTGAGCTAATCCCGGTCGGCGCTCCGATGGATGATGGTAACGTTGGTATGATCATCCCTGGTCCTAACCTGAGATTCATGGGCGCCCTGGAGTATAACAACAACTCCGCTGCCAATATGGTGGGCGACATGATGGGTCTCACTGAGGACTCGAACAACTACTGGTACCTCGATCCGGCCAAAGATAATATGGCGACCGGTGGGTGTGTCAGGATCACCAAACTTATCGATGCTGCAGGTACGGCTGGTGGCAGACTCGAGTTCTCCGTGGTTCAGTCGCGTGTTCTTCCTTACGCTTCTGAATCGCCGATCACATAAGGAGGTCTTGATATGCCAGCAACCAGAGGAGCTTTTGCTCAGTTACTTGCACCTGGACTGCGACAGGTTATTTTCGATGATTTGGCTGAGCACGCAGAAGAATACAGCCAGATTTTCAGCATCTTCCCGTCCGAGAAGGCTTATGAGGAAGAGCAGCTCGTGGCAGGGTTGGGATCCGTCCCTACCAAGCCTGAAGGCGAGCCGATCTCTTACGACGAGCCGATCCAGGGAGGGTCTCTCCGTTACACGCATCAGTCTTACGGCATGGGCTTTCAGGTCACCCGTGAGATGTGGGACGATGACAAGTACGGAATCATGCGGAAGGTATCCCAGGACTTTGCCGGTGGTATTCGGCAGACCTTGGAGTCTACCTATGCCAACGTTCTGAACAACGCTTTCACTTCGACAACCACCATCGATGGTGAAACCCTGTTCAACACTGCTCATCCGCTTCTGGGTGGGTCCACTTATTCCAACCGGTCTGCTTCTGACATCGCCCTGTCGGTAACTGGCCTTCAGGAACTCTTGCTGCTCTTCGAGAAGATGGTTAACGAGCGCGGGCTGCTGAAACGTATGATCCCCAGCAAGCTCTTGATCCCTGTTGACCTTCAGTTCAAGGCGGCAGAAATCCTGTTCTCGTCTTATAAACCGTACACCGGGAACAACGAAGTCAACGTCATGCAGGGTCGTCTGGATCCGATGGTTAATCATTATCTAACCTCGGCCACTGCCTGGTACATTCTGGGTGAAGACAATACCTTGCAGGGCTTCTGGCGTATTCGGCCTCAGTTCGAATCGCAAGACGACTTCGAAACCAAGGGAGCCAAGTACTCGGTTTACTTCCGCTTTTCGGCTGGAGTAACCAATTGGCACGGAACTGCCGGCAGCGACGGCGTGTAAAGGAGGTCAAATGCCAATCACCAATTACCCTGATGGGCTTTCCTCCTTTGGAGTACCTCTTCCTGGAGGTGGTCTTCCCAATAAGATGAATCCGGGCGGGACCGGCGCGGAGCAGATCTACTACTATGTGGATAAGCTCAAGGGCGTAGCTGGTAATCCTGCGGATTCACCTGACCGAGCTCTCAACACTATTGCAGCTGCGATCACGTTGATGAATGCTTCGATCAACTGGTCGGCTAGCCCCTGGGCCCCGAGGAAAGTATTACTCATCGCCCCTGGGAAATATGCGGAGAACCTGACCTCTCTCCCGTATGGCTGTGATATGATCGGTCTTGGTAACTTCTACGACCTTAACGGGGAGAACGGAGTTACTATCAAGCCAGCGAGTGGTTCGCCTGTAGACTGTACGAGTATCATCAATATGTTGATTCGGAACATCGCGTTCGAGTCACCAGATACCTCGCCAATCTTTCAGGTGGACAACTTTAACCGTAACATAATGCAGAACTGTCTGCTCGCAGGGCTGCCAGGTGCGTCTCCTACTACTACCCGAGGTTTTGAGGTAGTGAAAGACATGACCGGTAACCTAATCGAGAACATGCATGTTATGGTTGCGAGGAACGGTATTTATATCGTTACCGACAACGCTAACTCCAAGCAGGCGAGTGGTAACATCATTCGTGGATGCACTGTCCGTGGTGCGGATCAGACTGGTATTCATTTCGATGCCAATTGTATTCCATCCTACACCATAGTCGACAACTGTATCTTCGGTGATGGGTCCACAACTCTTGCTCTTGGTGTTGACGATGATTCGGATCTTGTAGCTTTCAGTAATTGCATGATCCGAGCCACAGCGTGTGATCCAGTGTCAGGTGCCGGTAAATACAACCACTGTTATCTAAATGGTGCACTTATCACCTAGGGGGTTATTATGGCTCAAACCATTAACCTCAAGGTCAAGTGTCCTCAATGTC